TGGTGGTGTTCGACCCGTACATGTCCTCGCGGCCGCTGGCCGAGGCGCTGCTCGACGCGCCGCCGGGCAAGCTGATCGTGGACGATCAGTATTACACGTTTTCCTCGGTTTTCTTCTACGCCAACCGCCGCGCATATCTGTTGAATGGGCGCGTCAACAACCTGGAATACGGGAGCTACGCTCCGGATGCGCCGAAGGACGTGTTTATCTCCGACGCGGACCTGCAGCGATTCTGGTCGAGCCCGGAGCGCTACTATCTGGTGGCGGAGGGGCCGCGAGTGCCGAGGATCGAACGGGTGATCGGACATCCGCTGATTCGGGTGCGAGAGTCGGGCGGGAAATACCTGTTGACGAACCATTAGCGGCTTTTTTGGCGGGGCCGCGGACGGTCTTTTTCGTTTTATCACGCCATTTCTAAAACAATTTTCGTTCCCTTTTCAATCACTTACCGATCGTGGGCTAAAGTTGACGTGTTGGTGAGTGTTACTGTCTAACCAGCAGCGGGAGCCATGGCGGCTCCGCCGCGGTGAACGGGCTTCGCGTCGCCCGCCGCCGCAGCGGAGCCGTTTTGCTTTTAAGGGGATGACGAATGGCGACGAGGAAGGCAACGACGAAGGAAACGACTAAGGAAACAACGAAGGCAGCGGCGGCGGAAGCGACGACGGGGGCGACGAAAGCAACGAGGAAACCATCGAGGAAGCAGGCCATCAAGAATGCGCTCAGCACGTTTGAAGCAAAGCTCATGAGCGAAGAGACCTGCGATATCACGCTGGCGGAGTATGTGAAGCTGCTCCAGATTTCGCAGGAGCTGGCGGAGAGCACACCGAAGGAGGTGACGGTTTCGTGGGTCGACGGGCCAAAATCCGACGAGGCATAGTCTACGAGCCGTTGCCCTCGCAGCGGCAGTTTCACAACCTCAACTGCCGGTTCAAAGGGTTCTCGGGACCGATCGGCAGCGGTAAAAGCCAGGCGCTCTGTCAGGAGGCGATCCGGCTCACTTACCTCAATCCGGGGAGGATGGGGCTGCTCGGCGCTCCTACTTACGCGATGCTGCGGGACATCACGCAGACTGCGTTATTCGAGACGCTCGATGCGAACGAGATTCCGTACGAGCAGAACAAAGCCGAGAACGCGATCACGCTGAAGGACACGCGGTCCCGGATCGTATTCCGGCCGCTCGAAGATTACGAGCGGTTACGCGGCACCAACCTGGCGTGGTTTGGCGTGGATGAATTGACGTATACGTCCGAGGAGGCCTGGCTACGGCTCGAAGGCCGCCTGCGGGACCCGAAGGCAACGCGGCTGTGCGGCTTCGCGGTGTGGACACCGAAGGGCTATGACTGGGTCTACAAGCGGTTCGTCGACCGTCCGAAGGCGGGGTACAAGGCGATTCTCGCGAAGCCGGCGGAGAACCGGTTTCTGCTGGAGAAAGTACCGGACTTTTACGATCGCCTGGCCGATAGTTACGACCAGCGGTTCTATCAGCAGGAGGTCCTGGGCGAGTATCTGGCGGCGGACGGCAACCGCGTGTATTCCTGCTTCGACCGGCGACTGCACGTGCAGCCGGTCCAGTACAAGAAGGGGCTGCCCCTGCTGTGGGCGCTCGACTTCAACGTGGACCCGATGTGCTCCGTGGTCGTGCAGAGAGATGGGGACGAGTTCCGGGTGATGGGGGAGATCATGCTGCGCCACGCCACCACGCGAATGGCATGCGAGGAATTCCTGAAGCGATACGGGAGTTCGCAGGGCCCTGTTCTTATCTACGGGGACGCGGCGGGGCAACATTCGCAGTCGACCGGCTCGTCTGATTACGAAATGATTCGCGACTATTTCCGAGCGCACTCGAGGCTGCGGACCGAGTACCGGATGCCGAAGGCAAATCCGGCGGTGCGCGACCGGATCAACAAGGTGAACGGGCTGCTGCAATCGGCTGCGGGCGATGTACGACTGCTGATCGATCCGGGGTGCAAGGGGCTGATCGAAGACTTCGAGCAGGTCGCGTACAAGGGAGACAGCAGTCAGATCGATAAAGATCGGGACCGGATGCGCACGCACTTATCCGATGCTCTCGGATATCTGCTCTATGAAGTGGACAAGCCGCCGGTCGGGCCGCGCCGTAACCGGCTGCCGGTGAATTAGGGAACGGGACGGGGCTAACAGGAAGAACGAAATGGTGAATATCAATCGCGAACATCCCGAATATGCGGCGCGCAAGGCGATGTGGCGCCAGTATCAGGACCTGTATGCCGGCGGCGAGCGATTCCGGCTTAACGCGGCGCAATACCTGCTGCGGCGCAACCGGGAGCCGGGACAGATCTACCAGGAACGCCTGGAACGCGTTTTCTACGAGAACTACATCGGATCGATCGTGGACTGGTACGCCGCCACGCTGATGCGGCGCGAGCCGATGCTGACCTTCGAAGGCACCGACGAGGGCGCCAAGGCATTTTACGCGGCATTCGCGGACGATTGCGATTGCAAGGGCACCACGCTGAGCGAATTCTTCCGGCGGCAGTTCGTGCAGACGCTGGTATACGGGGCGAGCTACACGGTGGTGGACTTCCCGCGCGCGGCGGGACCCTCCCGCACACGCGCCGAAGAAGATGCCAGCGGGCGCTCGCGCGCCTACCTGGTCGATTACAGCCCGGAGGAAGTGATCAATTGGAATTACGACGAATCCGGCGGGCTCGACTGGATCGTGCTGCGCACCTCGTGCCTGCAGCAATCCCGCGTGACCGATGCGCAGTGGGAACGGGAGACGCGCTGGATCTATTACGACCGCGAGAATTTCCAGATTTACCGGAAGACGGGCGAGCGCGGCGGCATCGAGCTCGTGGATGAAGGGCGGCACGGCCTGGCGGCTCTCGGCCGCGTGCCGGTCTTCCGGATGACGATTTCCGACGGCCTGTGGCTGGTGAACAAGGCGGCCCTCCTGCAACTGGAGCACTTCAACAAGTCCAATGCCCTTTCCTGGGCGCTCACCATGGGGCTCTTTGCGACCCCGGTGGTTTATTCGGACCGGGAGTGGGACCAGATTGTCGGGGAGTCGTACTACATCCAGCTCGGCTCCGGAGACCGGTTCGGGTGGACCGAACCGGAAGGCAAGGTTTATCAGATAGCGGCGGACAATCTGGTCCGGCTGAAGGACGAGATTTACCGCGTCTGCTATCTGATGAACCAGGCCGGCACGGCCAGCGACACGCGGTCCGGCGTCAGCAAGGAGCGGGACTTCAGCATCACGAACGAAGTGCTGAAGGCCTACGGGGACGCCGTCAAGGACTCGCTGCGGCAGGTGCTGCAGGCGATTGCCGCGGCGCGCCAGGACGGCGTGACGATCGATGTTTCCGGGCTGGATGAGTTCGACATCCAGGACTTCAGCAATGAACTGGACGATGCCAAGAAGCTGCTGGAGCTGGGGATCGGCTCGGAGACGTTGCGCAAGCAAATCTTCAAGAAGCTGGCATTGAAGTACCTGTGCGATGCCAGGCAGGAGGTGAAAAACCGCGTCGTCGAAGAAATCGATTCGTAGGCAGGCTACGGCCTGCGCCAGAACAGACTCAGGAGGCATATGGAAGGACTGGACGTACAGAGCATCGTGCGGCAGGCGATACAGGAGTATGTAGCCGCGGAGCAGAACAAGAGCGCGCCGGCGCACCAGGCGGAGCTGATCGAGGAGCGCCGCCGCCGCGAACAACTGGAACGCCGCGTCAACGAGCTCGTGGAAGAGAACAAACGGAGCCGCCAGGCGGCGGCAGAAGTGGAGCGCAGTTCGGCGATTCGCAGCGAACTGCAGCGGCTCGGGGTGGCCAAGATCGATCTCGCCTATAAAGCTGTGCAGGACGGGATCTCGAGGACCGAGGACGGCCGGCTCATCGCACGAACGGAATCGGGCGAGGTGCCGGTTAAAGAGTACCTGTCAGGATTCGTTGCCGAGAACCCGGAGTTTCTGCCGGCACGGATCGCGGGCGGAACGGGAGTCACGGCCACGTCGAAGTCGCCGAGCGCCGGGCGGGAAACGATCGATATCGATCGGATTCGGCCGGGCATGAGCGCCGAGGAGATGCAGCGGGTGCGCGAGGAGATCGTGCGCGTCGCGTCGCAGACTCTGAAAGGCATGTAAGCGCGGGGGTCAGGGATCGGGGGCCAGGGCTAGAGGGTCAGGGGCTCCCGCCTTGACCGACCGCTTTGCGGCCCCGGGCCGGCGCGACCGGCGGGGCTGAATTCAACTTAGGAGAAGGATAACTTGTCGGGAATTACTTCAACAAACGTTGCAAGCGCGATTGTCAAGCTGGTGGCGGCGGATGCGCTGCCGGCCTTAGTGGGGAACCTCGTTATGGGTAACCTGGTCAACCGCGATTACGAGCCGGTGCTGGCACAGGCCGGCGATACGGTGAACGTGCTCATCCCGCCTGCCATGCAGGCCAACAACATTCTGGACGGCGGGACGGTCACGGTGCAGACGCCGGTGATTTCGAGCGCTCCGATCGTGCTCAACACGCATGCGGAGGCCACCTTCCAGATTCCGGATGTGACGAAGGTGCTGGCGGTGCCGGATCTGCTCAAGATCTACATGGAGCCGGCGGTGGTGGCGATCGCGGAGAGCATCGAAACGTCGCTGCTGAGCCTGTATGCGAACTTCACGGCCAACACTCCGGTGGGAACGGCGGGCACGCCGATCACGGAGGCCACGATCGACGCGGCGGAAACCGCGCTGTTCCTGGCGAAGATTCCGGCGTCGCAGCAGAAGTTCATGGTGGTGGACGCCGCGACCTATTCGACGTGGCGGCAGATCGAGCGCTTCAGCGAGTTCCAGAACGCGGGCGACGCCGGGCTACGCGCGATGATCGACGGCACGATCGGGAAGATCAAGGACTTTTACGTCTTCCGCTCGCAGTTCGTGCAGAAGACGGGGAGCAGCCCGGTGACGACCCACAATCTCGGCTTCACGCGGGATGCGATCGGTCTGGTGGTCCGCCGCCTGCCGCAGCCGCTGCCGGGTACGGGCGGGATCGCGGAATACGCCGAGCTGGGCAACTTCGGGATGCGCGTCGTGATGAGCTATCAGCCGAACACGCTGACGCAGCAGTTCACGGTGGATGTGCTCTACGGCTGCGGCGTGCTTCGCAACCAGGCGGGCATTCAGGTGAACACGTAGGGGACCGGGAGTCAGGGGTCAGGGATCAGGGGTCAGGGCCACGGGTGCACGCGAGTAGCGGAGCATTCGTGGCCTATCTATTTGGAGAGGCAGAGATGAATCTCAGAACATACTTCCAGAAAATTCACGAGACCGAGGGCCAGATTTCCGGGGACCACACCGTGGTGGTCAGCCACGAGACGCCAGACGGCGGCAAAGCGGGGGTCAAGACCGAGGTGCCGAAGCGGGTCGCCGCCAAGATGGTGGTGGACGGGGCGGCGCGGCTGGCGGATGCGGAGGAGGCCGCAGACTTTCGCCATGCGCAGGCACAGGCCGCGGAGGATGCCAAGAAGCGGGCGGAGGCGGCGCGTATCCGCTTTACCGTGGTGCCGGCGGGCGAGCTCGACGGCTCGGGCGCCGCGAAGGTGTAGGCATGGCACTGTTCACGGATGGTCCGGTATCGGCCATCGAGGACCTGGCGGCGCAGGATTCGCAGGTCCTCAACGTGGCCAGCGTGGAGGGGATCGACCTCACGCGGAAGCTGGCGGCGGCGCAGGAGGCCGTCGCGATCGACCTGGAGGCCGTGCTGCGCAGGCCGGGCGTGGGGCCGGGGCTTAGCGGGCCCTTCCGCCTCAGGCACGTGGCGGTGACACCTGCGCTGCGGCTGTGGCATACGTACCGCACGCTCGAGATGGTCTATGGAGATGCCTACTACAACCAGTTGAACGATCGCTACGCCAACAAGCGCGAGCACTTCAGCGGGTTGGGCAAATGGGCGTACGAGCGGCTGATCCTGACGGGACTCGGGATCGTGCCGCGGCCGGTTCCACGCGCGCAGGTTCCCGATGTGGAGCCGGCCGCCGGCGCGGTTCCGGACGGGACGTACTACGTCACGATGGCGTGGCTAAACGCCGGCGGCGAAGAGGGGGCGAGTTCGATTCCGGCGTCGATTACGACTACGGCCAGCGGGTTCACGGTACAGCCGAAGGCGGCCAGTGACGGACCGTTCCCTGACGGCCAGGGCTGTGTCACGGGCTGGAATGTCTATGCAGGCGCGGCGCCGGATGCGATGGTGCGGCAAAACGCTCAGCCGATCGCAGTGGGCGCGACATGGACGCAGACCGCAGCGGTTGTCACCGTGGGAAGCGCTCCGGGGCGCGGACAGGCCCCGAGCTGGTTCCACGCGGTACCGCGGATGATTCAGAGGGGCTGATGGCGACACTGATCGGAAGCACGGCGCTGAACAAGCTGAAGGGCTATCTGACCGCGCCCGCGGGGCTGAATGCCAACCTGGCGGCGCTGACCGAGCCGGGGGCGGCTATCGCGGCGGCGATCCAGATCGTTTCGCAGAATGCGCCGCCGGAGCTGGCGGACCGGGCGGGAGCGGTGCAGTATCCGGCGGTCAGCGTTTACTGCGAAAAGCTGGTCAACGATCAGCGCGAGAAGTTCCTGAGTTTCTCCGGAACGGTGGCGCTGGCGATCGAGGTGCGGCATTCGCAGGACCAGTTGGACGGGATCGGCGATGCACTCGAGCAGTATGTCGATGCCG